GCCATCGAAAAGAAAAAAGCTAAAGAAATGAAAGATGATGATGCCGATGAACCAAAAGGAAAAGCGGCGGATGAAAAAGAAGACGAAAAAGAAAAAATGATGAAAGAGAAAAAACAAGCAAAAATGAAAGAAGACATTGATGCTATTTTTTCTGGTGAATCTCTTTCTGAAGAATTCAAAAACAATGCTAAAACTATTTTTGAAGCGGCTATTTACGCTAAAGTAGAAGAAGCAAAAACTGCATTAGAAGAAGAATATGCAGAAAAATTGGAAACAGAAGTTGCTTCTATCAATGAAAACCTTGTAACTAAAGTAGATGAATACTTAGAGTACGTTGTTAGCGAGTGGATGGAAGAAAATAAACTTGCCATCGACAAAGGTATCAAATCTGAATTGGCTGAAGACTTTATGATTGGTCTTAAGAATTTATTTACAGAACATTATGTTGATATTCCAGAAGACAAAGTAGATGTTGTTGAAGAATTTGCAGACAAAGTTGAAACTCTTGAGTCCGAGTTAGACAAAGTTGTTACTGAAAACGCAAACTTAAACGCACAAATTGGTGTTTATAAGAAAGGCCAAATTGTATCTGAAGTTTCCGAAGGACTTAGTGAAGTACAATTTGCAAAATTGAAATCTTTAGCAGAAGGAATTGAATTTGTTTCTGAACAGGACTACAAAGAAAAACTTCTTTTAACAAAAAAGAAATATTTTGATGAGAATAAAGATGAGACAGTTAAAAAAGCGGCACCAATGGATGATGATGTTTCTTCATTAGAAGAATCTTTCTCACCAGTAATGTCTCACTATGTACAAAATATTTCTAGAACTCTCAAGAAATAAGTTTTTATAAATAAATTAAACAATACTCAAAGGAGAAAAACATGAGCGTAGAAAATCTTATTAAAAAATGGGCACCAGTTCTTGACCATTCCGACTTACCAGGAATTCAAGGAAGCCACAAGCGTTCCGTAACAGCACAACTTCTTGAGAACCAAGAAATTGCTTGCCGCCAAGACGCACAAGGTTCTGGTGGTTATCGCAACCAAACATCATTGCTTTCTGAAGCGGCACCTGCTAACAATATGGGCGCATCTTCATCTACAGCATCCGATGGCGCAATCGACATTTACGATCCAGTTTTAATTAGCTTGGTTCGCCGTGCCGCACCGAACTTAATCGCATATGATATCTGCGGTGTTCAGCCAATGACAGGTCCAACAGGCTTGATCTTTGCAATGCGTAGCCGTTACAAAACACAAGGTGGTACAGAAGCCTTGTTTGACGAAGCTAACACAGCATTCCCTAACACAGCACAATCACAAACAGGTTTATCTCCTGCTGACTTGTCTGCTGGTACAGAGTACACACGTGGTACTGGTTTGACTACAGCACAAGCTGAAGCATTGGGTGATGGTTCTGGTCAAGGTTTCCAAGAGATGGCATTCTCCATCGAAAAGATTGCTGTTACTGCACGTAGCCGTGCTTTGAAAGCAGAATACACAATGGAACTTGCACAAGACTTGAAAGCAGTTCATGGTTTGGACGCTGAACAAGAATTAGCAAACATTCTTTCCACAGAAATCTTAGCTGAAATTAACCGTGAAGTTGTTCGTACAATTAACTTGACTGCTACAGCTGGCGCACAAGAGAACGTTACAACTGCTGGTACTTTCAACCTTGACGTTGACTCTAACGGTCGTTGGTCTGTTGAGAAGTTCAAAGGTTTGATGTTCCAATTAGAACGTGAAGCTAATGCGATTGCTAAAGCAACTCGTAGAGGTAAAGGTAATGTGTTGCTATGCTCTTCTGACGTAGCTTCTGCATTACAAATGGCTGGTGTATTAGATTACACTCCAGCACTTGCCGCTAACAACTTGAACGTTGATGATACAGGTAACACATTCGTTGGTGTATTGAATGGTCGTTTCAAAGTTTATATCGATCCATACTTTGCCGCAACATCTGGTACACACTATGCAACAATCGGTTACAAAGGCACTTCAGCTTTTGACGCTGGCTTGTTCTACTGCCCATACGTTCCATTGCAAATGGTTCGTGCAGTTGGTCAAGACACATTCCAACCAAAAATTGGATTCAAGACTCGTTACGGCATGGTAGCAAACCCATTCGCAACATCTGCCGCTGACGGTACTATTGCGTTCGCTAACAAGAACATTTACTACCGCAGAATTGCAATTACTAACTTGATGTAATTGATTAAACCGAGAATACATCGGTATTTAAAAGAGGACCTTAGGGTCCTCTTTTTTTTGTCTGCATAAATAGAAGACAAGAGGAGATAACATGGCTACACTAACAACAATACCAGTAAATAAAAGTTTTCTTTCTAATAATAAATTTGAGTTTATTCTTAGACGAATTCCCAACTTCACATATTTTGTGCAGGCTGTAAATTTACCGAGCATATCGTTGCAATCAACTAGCATTAATACGCCATTTTCTGCATTAAGTGTTCCAGGAAATCAAATTAATTTTGGAACATTAACTTTAACTTTTATAGTTGATGAGGACATGCAATCATGGTATGAGATTTACAATTGGATATTTAAACTAGGTAATCCGAAAGGATATGATAAGAGAGGTGGACTACAAGATAATGATAAATTGCTTGATAGTGTAACTTCAGATGCAACATTGTTTATCAAAACGAATGCAAACAATCCAAATTTCAAAATTGATTTCTTTAGTGTATATCCTACCGACTTAGGAGACATGCAGTTTTCTGCTGTAGATAATCAAGAGTTTGTTACCTCTACAGTAACGTTTAATTATACTTACTACGAAGCAACAAACATTTGACATTTGCCTAGGAATGTGTTATTATGATGAATACAAATATTGACTTGAGGAATTATTATGACGTTAGACCAAATGATGGAAGAGTGGAGACTAGATGCTACAGTTGACTCCACAGAGTTAGGTATCGCATCTTTGAAGATACCAGAACTACACAGTAAATATCTCAAAATTTATTTTGATGAAAGACGCAAACTCAAAGCACTTGAGTTTCAAAGCAAAGATTTATCTTTGAAGAAGTATGAGTATTACAATGGAAAACTTTCACAAGAAGAACTTGACGAACTCAATTGGGAGCCTTTCGTTAAACGATTGATGAAGAATGAAGTTGATATGTACCTTGACTCTGATAAAGATATTATACAGAATAATGTTCGCATAATCAATCAAAAAGAAAAGTTAGCGTTTTTGGAAGAAGTACTTAAGAACGTCAACCAACGCAACTTTCAGATTAAGAATGCTATAGAATGGAAAAAGTTTACGCAAGGTGTACAATAAACTCTATATCTCAAAAGTAGATGAAGTCTACGCACACATCAAGTGTGAGAACTCCGATGCAATGGAGTTAAATGAATACTTCACATTCTACGTTCCCGGTTACAAATTCATGCCCGCATTTAAAAACAAAGTGTGGGATGGAAAGATACGCCTATTCAATTCTCAGAACAGACAAATTTATTATGGATTGATTCCATACTTAGAGAAGTTTGCTAAAGAACGTGACTACGTAATTGAATTTGATGAATCAGTAGAAACGTATGATGAATTCTCTACAGCAGAAGCAAAAGACTTTATAGATACTTTAGGTATTCCGTTTGAGGTTAGAGACTATCAGATTCAAGCATTCATTCATGCAGTACGTAGCAGAAGAAACTTATTAGTATCACCCACAGCATCAGGTAAGTCGCTTATCATATATCTCATTGCGAGATATTTAAATTGTAAGACTCTTATCATTGTTCCTACTATCTCACTTGTTGCACAGTTATACAAAGACTTTGAAGACTATGGATTCGAGAGTGATAAATATATTCATCAAATTATGTCTGGTGCAAGTAAACAAACTGACTGCCCAATCGTTATATCTACATGGCAGTCAATTTACAAGATGCCAAAAGAATGGTTCGATGAATTTGAATTAGTTGTTGGGGATGAAGCGCACTTGTTTAAAGCAAAGTCGCTGATATCGATTCTAACAAAACTGACAGAGTGTAAGTATAGATTTGGTCTGACAGGTACGCTAGATGGCACACAGACACATAAATTAGTATTAGAAGGATTGTTCGGTAAAGTCAAACAGATAACAACAACAAAAGAATTGATTGACTCTGGACGATTAGCAAAGTTTAGAATTAAAGCATTGGTGCTTAAGCACAATGAAGAATCGTGTAAGTTGGGTAAGAATTTTAAATATCAAGATGAGATAAATTATATTGTAGGCAAGCCGTCACGTAATAGATTCATTAGAAATTTAACTATGAGTCTAGAAGGTAACACTCTTCTACTGTATCAGTTCGTTGACAAGCACGGCAGAATATTGTATAATATGCTTAAGGACGCAGTAGAAGAAAATAGACCTGTATTCTTTATTCATGGTGCAGTTGGTGTAGATGAAAGAGAAGAAGTTCGTAGAATTACTGAAGATGAAGAGAATGCAATTATCGTAGCATCATATGGAACATTCTCTACTGGTATTAACATTCGTAATCTGCACAATGTTATTTTTGCTTCACCAAGCAAGAGTAAGATTAGAACATTACAGTCTATTGGTCGAGGATTGCGTTTGGGAGATAACAAGAAAGAAGCCATTCTATATGACATATCGGATGACATGACTTATAAGAGTAGGAAGAATTTTACATTGGAACATTTTATTGAACGTATGAAAATTTATAATGATGAGAAGTTTGAATATAAAATATATACGTTAAATCTAAAGGAAGAATAATGCTTTGCAAAGTACTTAAATTGACAAGTGGTGATACTGTCATAGGCAACATCGTTGAAGAAAGTAAAAGTTTCATTGAGATTCATCGTCCAATGAGAGTTGTTATTGTTCCTAAAGTGTTAGAAGAAAATACATTCAACTTATCCATGATGAAGTGGGACCCACTAATGAATTTTACGTTACCGTCAAGAATATTTAAACAAAGTATTGTTTCGGTATCAGAAGCGACAGATGACGTATTGGAAGTCTATACTGAATTATACAATCAGTATGAGGCAGGAGAGCAAGAAGAGAACATTGTATTGCAGAATAGAAATAAAGAATTCGATTCTGAAGAAAAGGTAAGAGAAGAAATTGATAGGATGAGAGCATTAGCTATTGTATCTGCTAACACACAGACTATACATTAACTAAGTCTTTATCAAAGGGGACACAGTAATAATACACTATTGTCAAGTGATTGTCAACAAATTGAGGTAAATTATGAACACTACTGCCATACCAGCAACAAAAGTAAAACACTACGTAAACAACGAACATTTTTTAGAAGAGATGGTTGTTTTTCGTGCGGCTGTTAAAGAAGCAGAAGCAACAAATGGCGAACGCCCAAGAGTACCTGAGTACATTGGTGAATGTCTTTTTAAGATTGCAACGCACTTGGCACGTAAACCAAACTTTGCAAACTACACATTCAAAGAAGATATGGTGTCTGATGGCATTGAAAATTGTCTACTATACATTGATAACTTTGATCCAGAGAAGTCTAAAAATCCATTTGCATACTTTACCCAAATTATTTACTATGCATTCTTGCGAAGAATTCAAAAAGAGAAAAAACATTTGTACATCAAGTACAAGAGTATGGATAACGTTATCATAAATTCACTTATTGAAAACAATGGAGAAGAATACGTATCAGCAGGACTCAATGGTGTACTTCATGATTCGTATAGCGAAGAATTCATTAGTGATTTTATTAATGCATTTGAAGCAAATAAAGAAAAAAAGATTGCCAGCGCAAAACCTAGAAAGAAAAAGTCTACTGGCAATACCGTGTTTGATGAATTTTTGGAGATCAATGATGCAAACTCCCATTCCAGCCCAACTTGAAAATTGGTTAAAGATTGTTGAAAATAAACGTTCGCCGCAAGACTTAAGAGCAACTGCCGTCTTGCATTTGACAGCGATTCGTGCTATAATCGACAAGTCTTTAGGTACAACAATGAAGAAGCAAAGGCAACAAAAGTATGAGAATATGTCTATTAGGTGATACGCACTTTGGTGTTAGAAATGACTCCAAAGCGTTTCATGCTTACTATGAAAAGTTTTATGATGAAACATTCTTTCCGCAATTAGCAGAAAGAGGCATTCGCACAATCATACAACTTGGTGATTTGTTTGATAGGCGTAAGTACATCAACTTTCATTCGCTTATGGAAAGTCGTAGATACTTTTTTGATAGATGTGTCGAAGAAGGCATTACACTTCATGCATTGATTGGTAATCACGATATCTTTTGGAAAGAAAGTCTAGAAGTAAATTCACCAGATTTGTTATTGCGTGACTATCATAACGTTCGCC